GTTTGATATGACTCGAGATCATATAGAACCAATCGTTGCTCATAGCCATCGATTCAACTTTCATTGCATTGTTCTGGAAGGCGAAGTTGAAAATATTTTGTTCAAGCAATCTATGGATGGAGATCTTTATTCTGCTGTCTATCAAACATATAATGGCTCGATTGGTTCTTATAAGACAGAACGATCAAATCTTCATATTCGATACGTTCAAATTTCTCAGAAATACAACAAAGGAGATCAATACTCAATGTACTCTGACGAAATTCATTCCATCAGATTCAAGAAAGGAACGAAAGTTCTATTCTTCGAAGGCCCAGATGTCGATGATAAGAGTATTATCATAGAACCTATTGTTGATGGCGAACTCATCGAAACATTCAAAGTTGAACCATGGATGTTCAAGAAAGACATTAATGAGTGAAGAATTTAAAATCCTGACAGATGCACAACATGCTCTTCAGGCTCCTTATATGTACATCGGATCTACTTCTGTTGAAGAGCAAGAAGTGGTTACTTTCGGTGAGACAAAGAAATTTAACATTGTTCCTGGTCTACTGAAAATCATTTGAATTTACAATTTTTAAAATGATGTCTCAGCATTCCTCCTGCATATCCCTCTTTGCCGCAATGATTACATATCATCTTTTCTTTTGAATAGTTGTTTCCTTTTAGATTTAATTCTTTTATCAAAGGATCGTTTTTATTAAGACGATATCTATTTCCTTGATCATCTTTGAATATTGTTATCCCTTTCAGTTTTTCTTTGATTTTAGGAGATACCCCTTCTATAAATGTTTCCGGTTGTTGTCCTTTGAAGTGCCATTTTGTATCTAGAGATATAGGATCGTAATACGCAGTCTTGCCATTTATACTTTTTGTGTTCGGAGATCCTAGAATCCAGTTCTCTGGTGGAGTTTTATTCTTGGATATTCTTTGTGTTTCCATAGTGTTCGGATCATACCATATTCTAGATCCATTCATAACTTCTATATGAGACGGGTGTCCGCGTTTCCAGTTATCTGGTAGTTTTATAGAAGATTTATCTATATTTTTTGGAATACGCAATACTGTCTCTTCCATAGTGATTTCGTTGTGGATTTTGATACTTGCGTATCTAGACCCTCGTATGTAGCCTTCTGGTATTATTGCGTCTGTATCCTTCTTATTGATTCTTATGAAGTCGAATGTGATAGGATTGTAATAATGTGCAACAGAATTTGCTTTTCCTATCTTATCTCCGAAATCTTGTTTTAATTTTTCATATGTTCTAGATTTTCTGAAATTTAGTTTTTCATATTCTCTTGTATTCCAGTTGGTCATTGAATTAAATGCGTATGTCAGATCCCCGCCGTATGTTTTCCACAACATCCAATGAGCAATAAAATGTTGACGAGCAGTAAGAATAGCTTTATTCCATACGTTTTTATTTAGAGATTTATATTCGATCCACAATGATTTAGGAAGAAAATGGTGCTGTTCTATGTATCCAAGTTCTTCTTTTGTTTTCGAAGAATTTGATTGACAACAAGCATTGATAAAGTTAAAATACCTCTTAAGATAGTGATCGTTATGAGGTTTAGATGAAAGAATGGCATAAATATCTATGTTGGACATAGTTGTCTCCTTGATAACGGTTAAAGAAATGTCTAAAGGCCATGGGAACTGTCAATTCCGCGATGGTCATTCTTATTTAGTGAAGAGGAAACATGTCAGATTTTAAAATTTTGAATGATAGAGAGCACGTGCTACTTAGAAGTGGCATGTACATTGGATCAACTTCTCTAGAAGAAGTTTTTGGTATCGTTAATTTCAAATTCCAATCAAATTCCATTGTTCCTGGATTGATAAAGTGTATCGAGGAAGGATTGCAAAATTCATTAGATGAATTTTCCAGAACAGATGGGAATTTTGCAAACAAGATTGATATTATAATCGATCAATCTAATGATTTGACAATTTCAATCCAAGACAATGGCAGAGGAATTCCTGTTGAAAAGATAGGAGATGTATATCGACCAGTTCTTGCATGGACAACATTAAGAGCGGGATCAAATTTTGATGATTCGAATAGAATTGGAGCTGGACAGAATGGGGTTGGTATTTCTCTTGTGAACATCTTTTCGAAAGAATTTATCGGAGAAACAGATGATGGGAATCAGTCACTGCATCTTAAATGCAAGAACAACATGAGCGAAATTTCTTTTGATGTCAAGAAATCTAATAATCGAAGAGGTACGCTTGTTAAATTTTCTCCAGATCTAACAAGATTTGGAATTGATAGCTTTACCTTTGATCACACAGAAATTATCAGAGATAGACTTTACAATCTATCCATCATATATCCATCCATTGTCTTTACTTTGAATGGAGAAAAGATAAAATTCTCAACAATAGAAAATATCGCAAAGAAATTTCATGCAAATGCTATTTCTAGTGATACGAAATCATGTAGGCTGATAATTGCTCCTTCTGGATCGGATCAAGAATTTAGATGTATTTCATATGTGAACGGGATCTATGTTAAGAACGGAGGTTCTCATGTAGATTATATCATCAGTTCTATGATAAACGAACTGCGTCCGATGATTAAGAAGAAATGGAAAATTGATGTATCTCCTAATGGAATCAAACAACATATACTATTAGGTTGCTGGACTAGTAAATTTCAAAATTTGAAGTTTGATAGTCAAACTAAAGAATGTATCAAAAATTCGAATCAAGAAGTTCAATCTCACTTCAATGACATTGATTTCAAGAAGATTGCCAAGCAAGTGATTGATAACGAAGCAATCATCATGCCAATCATCGAAGCTATTCTTTTCAAGAAGGAACAAGAAGAACGTCGAGAGGCTGCTAAACTAGCGAAGCAATCTAAAAAGATTCAGGTTGTAAATCATATAGAGGCACAATCCAAACATCCAGAAGAAAAGACATTGTTCTTGACAGAAGGTCTTTCTGCTTGTGGTCCAATTCTTGCTGTTCGGAATGCTATGACTACTGGGTCGTATGCTCTTCGAGGCAAGGTGATGAATACATATGGAATGAAACCAGTTGAAATTCTGAAGAATAAAGAATATTTCGAACTATGTGCTGTTCTTGGTCTCGAATTTGGTAAGCCTATTGATGGACTGACATACGGAAAAATTGCTGTGATGTCTGATGCTGATCCTGATGGAGATGCAATTTTTTGTTCTTTGCTATCTTTCTTTTCTGCTTGGCCTGATCTTTTCAAGCAATCTAGAATTTACAGAGTTCGATCTCCTTTGTATGTTTGCCAGAAGAAAGGCAAGAAGAAACTATTCTATACATATGAAGAATTTCAGAAAGCAAAGCTTGATTCTTCATGGGAAGTGAATTATATCAAAGGTCTTGGTTCTTTGGATCAAGAAGACTATGCAGAAGTGATTAATAATCCTGTGCTTGTCAAGGTGTCTGCTTTGGATGATCAAGATATCAATATGATAGATATCGCATTTGGTGATTCATCGGATGAACGTAAAAAATGGATGTTGGAGTGAATATGAGTGTTTCTATCTCTGCGGCTGTTGTTGTTGGTCTTCGTAGAAATGAATTCGAAGATGCTGACAAATTGGATGAATTATTGGACAACGGTGAGTTATGTATGTATGCTCCTTATTATGATGGATGGCAAGAAGCTATCATCGGTATAGAGCTTTATCGTGGACAGTTTGAATTTGATGGAGTTAAAGTCATTGAAAAATTCGTTGAATTCCATAACTTGACAGGACAACATGGAAAACTTTTCGTTGCTCCTGATGTTTATTGAGGATTGATTATGTTAGATGAGCTTTTTGAAGATGAAGCAAAGCCAGTAAAATCAGAAGTAAAGATCATTCGATCTGGAACATCTGTTAAGAGTTTGATCAATGTAGACTATCGTGGTTATGCGATGTATGTTCTTGAACATCGTGCGATTCCATCTGTGATCGATGGATTCAAGACATCTCAACGTAAACTGTTCTATGCCATGCAAAAGAATGGCGGAAAGAAGATTAAGCTAGCCGAACTCGGTGGTAGTCTTTCTTCTTATGGATATGCACACGGAGAATCATCTGCACAAGCTGCTGCTGTCAACATGTCTCAAGAATGGGCAAATAACATTGCGCCTTTCATCGGACATGGGAACTTTGGAACTCGTTTGATCCAAGAAGCAGCTGCACCGAGATACATCTATGCGACAATGAATCCTTTAGCAGAAAAGATCTTCAATGACAATGATGTTCTGAACAAAAATGAAGATCCAGATGACGTAGAACCACATCACTATCTACCTATCATCCCTTGGGTACTTTTAAACGGGATTAAAGGTATCGCCGTCGGGTTTGCTGTTGATATACTACCTAGGACACCTAAAGCGCTAATCCAAGCCTGTAGAGAGTATATTTCAACTGGCTCTATCAAGATTGATCTTGTTCCTTCGTTCCCATCTTTCAGAGGAGAAGTTCGAAAGATTGAAGATGGCAAATACATGTCTGTCGGTGTCATTGAAAAGGGACTGCGCAACTCTTATGTGATCTCAGATCTTCCATGGGGTCATGATCGAGAATCGTACTTCAATCATCTTGTTGCAATGCAGGAAGATAAGAAGATCAATTCTTTTGAAGATCACTGTGACAAAACTGGTTTCAATTTTGTTGTGAAGATGGATCCAGAACAAAGAACTAAAGCAGAAGTTGATCTGATCAAATACTTCAAGCTGTCTAAGATTCATACAGAAAATTACACAACTCTTGATGAGAATGGTAAACTTAGAGTATTCAATCATGTGAATGAAATCATTGCATATTTTTGCAACTACAGAATCAAGAAGAAGAAAGAACAGCTGGATTTCAATGTTCAGAAGATTCAAGATGATCTGGATTTTTTACTTGCCAAGCAATTGTTCATAGATCGTGTTTTGATATCCGGTGTTCGTGAAGTCTCGACATGGAAGCTTGATGTATTCAAGTCTTGGATTCTTGAAATCGTGAAGAAGAAAGATTTTGTCGATTCCTTATCAAAGACTCCTGTATACAAATTCACATATGATGAAATTCAGGCTCTAGAAGATGAGATTTCTAAGAAGACTATTCTATTGGAAGAAGCAAAGCAACAGGTATCAGATAAAGTTCTTGTTGCAGAAATGATATCACTGAAAGTATGAGTTTATTCGTTGATCAGACATACATTGGACTGATCGGACAAAGACTAAATCTTTTCAGACAAGTGAAGTCTGATCTGTACAATTTTCGTTGTCCGATTTGCGGAGACTCGTCTAAGAACGAGTACAAGAGAAGAGCATATTTCTACAAGAATAAGTCAGGAGAAGGCTTCAACTTTCAATGTCATAATTGTGGTGGATCGCATTCTCTGTATAAATTCATTGAGATTGTCTTTCCAGAATTTATCAAGCAATACAAGTTTGAAACATTTTCATCTTCTGGAAAAAGCATTGGTCTCATAGAAGAAGCAATTCCATTCAAGAAACTAGAAGTTATCTTTGATGGAATCACGCCTATGGATCTTCTTCCTGATGATCATCCTGCTGTTCGATATCTACTGAATGAAAGAAGACTTCCTGTTTCTTTGCTTGAGAGGTTCCTGCATGTTGATAAATATGTAGAGTGGTTGAAAGAAACGACTCAGGATGAAGATCTGAAATACAAAGAACATTCCAGAATCCTAATTCCATACACAAACAAGAACGATCATATCTATCGATATGTTGCGCGTTCTTACGATTCCGATTACGCAGCAAAATATCTCTACACGGATCTCGATCTGGGATCTCCGATTTACAATTTCTATCATGTCGATCATGATAAGAAGATCTATGCTGTAGAAGGACAGATTGATGCAATGTTGATTGGACAACAAGCAATTGCACTAGGAAACGGAAAATATGATCAACACGACTTGACATCTTTCAAAGATTGTGTAATAATACCAGACAATGAATGTAGAAATGTTCAAATCGTGAACTCGCTTGGGAAAGCGATTGATTCTGGACTTTCTGTATGCATCTGGCCAACATTCTACGGCAAAGACATCAATGATATGATCTTGAATGGGCTAAAGATTGAAGAAATACTGGAGATTGTTGATTCCAACACATTCTCCGGAATAAAAGCAAAAATAAAGTTTCAACAATGGAGAAAAACAATAAATGACAAATCAAACCTATTCAATAGGAGATAACACAAGTGCGACGATTATTGCAGATTCTGTAAATCAATACGGCAATCGCATCATAACATTCAGTCTCAAATACTGGCGAGCAATTCATGGAGAAGTGATGACGCATAGAGTTTTTAGCAGGAATGCTTCAAGCTCCAGAGCTATTCCAGTTGCTAAGATGATCGAACAAGTAGAGAAGAATCCTTTTATTCAATTGAAGGTCGGAAAGAATATTCCTGGTATGCAAGCAAAGGAATATCTAGAAGGAGATGAACTTGAAGCATTTCATACTGAATGGCGTAAATCTGCTCAAATGATGGCAGATCAAGCAAAGGTCATGAATGCAATGGGAGTTCATAAACAGTCTATTAATCGGATCCTCGAGCCTTGGCAGATCATGAATACTGTTCTAACAGCAACAGATTACGATAATTTCGATGAACTTCGAATTCATGATGATGCAGAGCCTCATATCAATGCTTTAGCTACTTGCATGAAACAAGCAAAAGATGCTTCGATTCCAGTAAAACGTGTTTCTGTGAATGATTGGCATCTTCCTTATATCTCGGATGAAGAACGTAAGACTTTGCCGATCGAAACTCTGCTTGCTTGCTCGACTGCACGCTGTGCTCGTGTTAGCTATCTGACTCACGAAGGTAAGGAACCTGATCCAGAAGCAGATAAAATCTTGTTTGAACGTCTTGTTGGTTCTCGTCCATTACATGCATCGCCATGTGAACATCAAGCATATGCATCTCCTGTCAAGGGATATGTAAAGAATTTCAACGGCTGGGTCCAGCACAGAGCATTAATCGAATCAAATCTTTGGAGCGACCTCGGGATTTGAATTTAAATATCATCCCTGGAATTCAGGGATCGAATTAATGCTTGTGTAACTAAAATAAAAAGAAAAGGTTAGGTAATGGACATTCAAGAAGTTGGTGATATTGGTAAAGGCATGTTGTCACAATCTAAGTTTTATATGGGATATAGTAGATGGAATGACGAACTAGAACGATACGAAACATGGGAAGAATCAGTACAACGTGTCATGCAAATGCATCGGGAGAAATATAAAGACAGGATGACTCCAGAACTCGAAGAGTTGATTCATTTTGCACAGAAAGCATATGAAGAACAATTGATTCTAGGTGCCCAAAGAGCTCTACAATTTGGCGGAGAGCAATTGTTCAAGCATGAAGCTCGTATGTATAATTGCACAGTTAGTCATGTTGATCGCCCACGATTCTTCTCTGAAGCGATGTATATGCTTCTATGCGGATGTGGAGTTGGATTTAGCGTACAAAAACAGCACATTGAAAAACTTCCTAGTTTGAAGAAGAGAAGTGAAAAGAAATCCAAAGTTTTTGTCATTCCAGATACGATTGAAGGGTGGGCTGATGCTTTTGGTGTCTTGCTAGCTAGTTATTTTGATATCGAAGGAGATTTCAAAGAATATAAGGGATGTCAGGTTCACTTTGACTATAGCAAGATTCGTCCGAAGGGTGCTTTGATTTCTGGTGGATTTAAAGCTCCTGGTCCAGATGGTTTGCGTCAGTCTCTTCAGAAATGTGAAGCTCTCATTGATTCTCTTTTTGTCGGAAACGAAACACATGTCAAGATGCCTAGCATTGTTGCATATGATTTTGTAATGCATATGTCCGATGCTGTTCTTTCTGGTGGAGTTCGTCGTAGTGCTACCATTTGCATGTTCAGTAAAGATGACACCGATATGCTAAATGCCAAGACAGGCGATTGGTTTATTACGAATCCTCAACGTGGTAGAAGTAACAATTCTGTCATGTTGCAACGAGATGATGTCACTCGCGAAGAATGGCATGAGATCATGAAGTCTGTGCGACAAGTTGGAGAACCTGGATTTATCTTTACCGATAATCTGGAATTCTGCTATAATCCATGTGTAGAAATTGGAATGCTCCCAAAATCAGAAGATGATGAGAGTGGATTTCAAGTCTGTAATTTGACAGAAACAAATGGCGGAAAATGTGTTGATAGATCAGCTCTGATGCGAGCGAGTAAAGCTAGTGCGATTCTTGGTACGTTGCAAGCTGGATATACGAACTTCAAATATCTAACCGATGCATCGAAGAAAATTATCGAACGTGAAGCCCTTCTAGGCGTTAGTATCACGGGCTGGATGAATAACCCAGATGTTCTGTTCGATGAAACTAACATGAAGGATGCTGCTGAAGAAGTTAAGAAGTGGAACAAGATTACAGCTGAACTCATTGGAATTAATCCTGCTGCTAGATGTACTGCTGTCAAGCCTTCTGGTAATGCTAGCGTTCTTCTGGGTACTGCATCTGGAATTCATGGCGAACATTCTCCTTTGTATTTCAGAAATGTTCAAATGAATGATCAAGATGATGTGCTAGGATTGATTCAGAAGAATAATCCAGAAATGATTGAAAATAGCGTTTGGTCTTCTACTGGAACTGATAAAGTTGTGAGTTTTCCTGTTGTGAGCAAGCCTGGAAGCATATATAAGAATGATCTTCTAGGAACAAAGCAACTAGAGTTTGTCAAGAAGGCACAACAGGTATGGATTGAGCATGGAACAAATCTTGATCTTTGTGTAGATAAACGACTCCGTCATAATGTCAGCAACACGATTACTGTCGATGATTGGGATGAAGTAGAAGAATACATCTACGAAAATCGACGTTGGTTTGCTGGGATTTCTCTTTTATCGGCTATGGGCGATAAGGCGTATCCACAAGCTCCTTTCACTGAAGTTTTTGAAGCAAAAGATATCCTTGAAAAATATGGCAATGCAAGTATGATGGCATCTGGTCTGATCATTGATGCTCTGCACGCGTTCAATAATAATCTTTGGGTTGCATGTGATACCGTGAATGGCTGGGGAGAGAAGCTTGACGAAACCAAGAAGGAAGATCTTCTGAAGAGGGATTGGATTCGAAGAGCTAATAAATTCTCTGTGAATTATTTCAATGGCAATCGTCTGGAAATGACGAATTGCCTGAAGGATTGTTTCAATCTTCATAAGTGGTGCACTATTTCGAATTCTCTGAAGAAGATTGATTTTAGTTCCGAACTACAGAAGAAGACCTTCGTTGATGTTGATACCCTAGCTGGAGCAGCATGCGCCGGTGGAACGTGTGAAATAATTTTCTGAAAAAGATAGGGAAGCGAATGATTGAATCGCCTTGTATCAAAAAATGCGAACTGCGTAACAACAGATGTATAGCATGTGGAAGAACAATCGAAGAAATTTCGAATTGGAAAACTTTTACAGATGACCAGAAAGTTTCTGTTCTTGCTAGGATACGAGCAGATACATATTGGCCAGACATTTGCTTCCCTCCTATCAATCTTCTTGTTCTACATTCAGCTAAATGGAATAATTTCAAATGACAGATATTACAATTACAATTTCAGGTCCAGGCAAAACATTTTCTGCAGAACTACATGTTATCAAGCAAGCCCTAGAATACCTAGGTTGCATTGTTACAATTGAAGATCCGTATCAAGATGATAGCAACGATCATTCTATCGAAGAACATGTTGATCGTATGAAAACTATGAATAAAGATAGCCCAACAAAAGTACATATCAAGGCAAATCATATGCCTTGGGGAGGTTGACTTTTCTTTATTCTTCGTGTATAATGTAACTTTATAAAAGGTTAGAAATGAATAGACTACAATACCTTCTGATGAAGCTAGCAGAAGAATCATCTGAGATAACTCAGATTTCTCTGAAGACTGCTCAATTCGGATATGATTCATCATGGAATGGAAGCCCAACAAATATCGAACACTGTCATAAAGAGTTGGATGATTTGATGGCTGCTATTGAAATGCTGAATGAAGAATTTGATTTCGGTTACGCTTTCGACCGCGAAGCAATTGATGCTAAGAAAGCAAAAGTGAATAAGTTCTATCAAATTTCGGTAGATTTGAATAAAAATAATCAAGGAGAATAATAATGGCTACTTTCCCAATTCCAAGTGATCCAGTTCAGAAGGACAAGATCATGGCTGTCGTTCGTGAGATTTCTGGGTCTATGACTCGAATCGAAGCAGAACGAGATTACATCAAGGAAGCAGTGACAGAACTTGCTAAGGATCAACAGATTCCGAAGAAGCTTCTGAATCAATTTGCTCGTGCTTATCATAAGTCGAATTTTGCGCAAGTCGTTGGAACGAATGAAGAATTCGAAGAATTGACTCTTGCTCTTCAACCAAAGGCAATTGTAGATGATTTCCAGACAGGCGATGACGATGAGTGAATTTGCAATCGGGGATGTTGTATATCATCCTCATACAGGAAAGAAGATGACAGTTGAACGGCTTGGCTGGCTCGATGTTGTCGAGACTGCATGGTTTCAATTGAATGAAGCTACTCGAGAGCACGAACTAAAGAGACAAACTTTCAGAGCAGAAGATCTTCGTCATGCTTTAGCAGAAGATTTCTCTGATCGAGATATTCTTAAAGGATGATTGATGTATTATGTCTATTTGAGTGATGTTGCTACAGCAGAATGGTATAAATTACCGTGTTGCTTCATACCTAAGCAATTGATTGGAATGTATGGGATGCTGTTTGAAATTAGAAAAGATGAGCATATCATGAAATCTCTTCTTGATGATCCGATCAAACGATCATTTGGATGGGTTATCCAAACAGAAAACGGTAAAATCATATCAGATATTCTGGAATTAGCTGCTGATATCAAAGAAAGGATTTCAAAATGAGCATTTTAGAATTTACATTGCTTCTCATAGCAATCGTTTTCATTCGTGAATACTTTATCAGGAAGAAATGAAGGTTATCGTTGCAGGATCCAGAGATTTCAAAGATTCATCGCTAATCTTTGCTGTTCTGGATCATCTACATTCCAGACATGGCTTCACTGCTATCGTATGTGGAATGGCACAAGGCCCAGATTTGATTGGGAAAGAATGGGCAGATTCCAGAGGAATTGAAGTTATGGAATTTCCTGCGAATTGGAAGAAGTACAAGAATGCTGCTGGTCCAATCAGAAATTCTGAGATGGCAGAAGTTGCAGATTTCTTGGTTGCTTTTTGGGATGGAGAGTCAACAGGAACAAAAGATATGATCTCGAAGATGCGTAACAAAGTTTTACATCTTCATATGATTGATAAAGAAGGTCCGATTGATCTTTGATCTTGTCTTAACATATCAACTGAATCAGTAAAATGATGTTGACTTGAAGCAGAACTCCTTGTATAATCACTTTATTGGTTAGCGAAGATACAAGGAGTTTAATATGAACATTGCAGATATCATCAACAAAGTGAATTCCCAAGTTCAGAAGGAAAATAATTCTTCGAATGATTTGCGCGATTGGGTTCGTAAAGAACACGCTAAGATTGATGATCCAAAGTTCAAGTCTTATTCTTGGATTGCTGAATTGATCAACCCAAACTGAAAGATTATCATGACACGATATCAACATTCTTTGCTTATTACATCAATCTGTTTTCTTCTGTTCGTAACTCAAGTTATTACTGGAGCTCATGTTTTCCATGTTGTATGGGCATTTCTTTGTGCTGGGACTTGTGCAATCTTTTCTTCGAACATCGAGCAACAAATGAAGGATATCAGCTATGAATAAAATTTATCCCAAGGATGTTACATTCATCCGTAAAATTCTTCTGAACTATGGTGAAGATCATGAAGACTTTGGTCTTTGTTACTATACAGATAAAAGAGCTTCCGTATTTGATAATATCAGTACATATCAATTTATTGGATCTTTTGTTCTGAAACATCTTCCTGGTTCGTTTGGATATACAAGCCTTCGCGCTGAATTTGCATCTTTGATCTGTGATTACATCGATCATGGATTTGAATATGGTGAATGTTATAATGGAGTGTATCGCTTCAAATCTACACCAGAAGGCGTGAAGATTCGACGCAGGATGAAGTATCTTGCTACTGGAAAATGATCTTCGATACACAGATCAGAAAAGCTAGGAAGAACCATCTTTGCACATGGTGCGGAGAAAATATTCTTCCTAGTGAATCGTATGCATGCTGGGTTTCAGTTGAAGATTCTTTCTTCTCAAACAAGATGCACATTGAATGTCACGAAGCAACAGAAAAATTAAACGAAGAATATACTCCGTATGAAAATCAGAGAGGAAAGTTAGAGGATGAGTGAAAATGTACATATCTTATGGGACGTAATAAATATCCCAGGAGTTTTGAAAGTCGATCCAACAGGAAGTCGAGAAATTTGTAATCCGGCTCCGACCGATACAGATTACGATATCATCTGCCTAGTCAATCGTGACATTCATAACGATTTAGTTGATACAATTGGGTTTGAGCATACATCAAACCAAGAAGGATATGAAGACATTGATTCTTTTATTGATTGTTATCAATACGAAGAGATCAATCTCGTTGTGATCAGAGATCCAGATTTCTATAGGAAATTCAGAAGCGCAACAATACTTTGCAAAGCTCTTAATGTGTTGGATAAAACCAAAAGACTCGAAATTTTCGATCTGATTCTTTACAGGCAGGAAAAGTTAGATGATCATAAGTGATTTTTCAAAGACAGCTTACGCGTGCGTACATGCAATGGCTGATGATATCAAAGTGTCTTCTTCCGAAGAAGTAGAGAACATCCTACGTCACATGATTATAAATTCTTTCACGACAACGCAAAAGAAGTTCCGTAAAGATTATGGAAGTATGGTGATTGGTCTTGACGGTATGAAGAATTTCCGTAAAGAAATCCATCCAGAATACAAAATTCATCGAAAGAAGAATCGAGAAAATGATGGGATGCCTTGGCATATCATTTTTAACTGTATGGATATCATTCGCGAAGAAGCGAAGATGTACTTTCCATGGAAAGTAGTATGGTCTGATCGAGCAGAAACAGATGATGTGATGGCCGTTCTGGTTGAAGAAGTAGCTAACAAGAACATGATTCAAATTGGTGTTATCGAGGAACCAGAACCTGTACTTCTTGATACCAGAGATCATGACATGTATCAGCTTCAGAAGTATTCAAATGTCAAGCAATGGTCTTCTGTTGATCGCAAGTTTATTCGGCCAGATAAGCCTCCCAAAGAATATCTTCGTGATATGATCATCGGTGGCTGTAAAGGAGACGGTGTAGATAACGTTTTCTCCCCTTTGGGAAGCTATGCAAATGGAGTCAGACAGAAAGCATGTATTGCTAGCAGAGTTGCTCCTATCATCAAGCATGCGAACATCTTTGATTACAATGATGATCCAGAAATTGTAAAGCGTATTAGACAAAATTATCAATTGGTTTGCTTTGATGGCATTCCTTTGGATGTCCGTGAAGATATCTTGGAATCATGGAACACTCGTAAGAAAAATTCCAAGATGACTATGATGAAGTATTTGAATGAAAAGAAGTGCAAGCGCCTTCTTGATTTATTGGATGATATGTAATGACAATAGAATGCTACTTTAGTTCATGTGGACGACACTCTTGCCACTATGATCCAGACAATGGTCCTTTTTGTGATGAACCAAAATGCGTTGCTACATCTGATGAGATTGCATTCTTCGAGATAGAACGCAGAAACTTCTTAGAAAGAATTTATAATGAAAACAAAGAAACAGGTGATTCGAGTAGGTGATCTAGTCGAAGTCGTGAATCATCGTTGGATTGATCGAATTGGATACAATCTTGTCTGGACAGATCTAGTTGAAGAAGTTGAGAATGATCCAGTAACACATGAAGCGATGAAAATCCTTAGAATGTGGAATGGACCTACATTCTTCGAAGCTATACCTAATCACTTTCCTCGTGATTTTATCAGAGCTATTGCTAAACATCGAGTAGATGAGCGAGGATTCGGTGGTGATGAAAGAAAGATTCATTATCTAGAATCAAAATTTGTAAATCCATTTTTTGATAGTTATAAATGTCGCGTGATAGGGAAACGAATTGCAAAGACTGGAACATATTTTCCTCCTTGTAATCGAAGAGTTTACGATCCTTGGAATGGCGATTACCATGATCCAACTCCTGGTGGATTAGCTGATTGCAAGACTCATATCATTCTGAAATTGGAAAATGGATGTGAGATCGAAGAATGTGACGTAAAATTGATCGAAAGAGCAAAATGAGTTGTTTCTGTACAGGAATTTGCAAAGAATTAGGATATTGTCCTAATCATGATAGAACAGATCTAAATCCTTCAAAAATCTTTATGAATGGATACTTTGAAAAGGTTGCAGAACGAGTCGAGTGCAAGCATCCAGAACACAATCCACCAATGCACATTGCAATTCCTTCTGGATATAGATACATTCACATCTGTCCAAAGTGTGGAGCAAACACAGTGATGCAAGATAACATGATTCAAATGAAAACTTTAGGAGGATGATATGATAAAAAGTTCAAAAGTAAACATGATTGATGTTTCAGATTTTGATGATCTGGTAGTGAAGACTTACGGAAGAACATATAGTTTTCAACAGCAAGATGGATGTAAAGAAAGAGGAACATATAGCTTTAGTGTTCCTATTCTTGGTCCATATGATTTTGAGAATGATACGATCCCAGAAGAAGTAAATGGCGATGAGATGGGTGTCAGTTTCAAATCATGGCTTGAAAGAGATCCTAACCAGAAGTTGAATTCATCGGATGAATGGGAAAGAGAACATGGTCTTAATCTGTTCTGGGAGCGTAATTTCTATCCATCTGTTGATACGGTGATTGATGATCTTTACAAGAAAGGTCTGATCGAAGAAGGAGACTATTGCATTGATATTGATTGGTGATAAATGAACATTGATGAAATCACATCTCTCGCGAAAAAACACCTCGGGAAGCCTACGCCTAATCCAGGACAGATTGAGGCTATTGTAGGGGCCGTAGACGCGTTCTTGAGTGGGTATAAACATGTAATCATCTCTGCACCAACAGGCTCTGGCAAATCCGTAATTGCAACAACGGTTCATAAGGTTCTACGAGAAATCAAAGGCAAATGGCGAACGACCCTAATCACGTCAACCAAAGGCTTGCAAGATCAGTACACAAATGACGATAGGTCTATCGTAGATTTACGAGGTAAGACGAACTACAATTGTCCTCTCGGTGTCGGTCCATACAATTCTGGCGGATGTCGTTCTAAGATTGCAACGAATAAGTGCCAGAAGAACGTCATGTGTCCATATGTCAAGAAACGAACATACTGGTGCAATCAAGCAAATCTTCGGATTACAAATTCTTCATTTCAGATTGAAGCATGTCCTGCTATTTGCATGGAACCAGAAAATGTCGCAGATCTGATAGTTGTTGATGAGTGTCATGAAATTGATGACTTGATCATCGAGCATACTTCGATCTCATTCAACATCGAAGATTATGTCCTGACAAGAAAGTATGGCGGTGCTGCATTTCTATCCGCTCTTGCTGGATATCTGGAGATCTTTAAGTCCATTGCAGTAGGAACAACATTTCAAGTCAATTCCGCGATGTATGAAGGGATGGAAAGATTAACAGAACTTGTTGCATCTTTAGTTGCCCAGATGGAAGAACTACTTGAAGAAGATCGTAATGATAAAGAATTGATTGGCGATCTTCTAGAAGCTTTGCAGCAGATTCAAGATAAGACTGAAATATTTGATGCAGCTGGACATAAGGGAACATGGATTGTCCATTCATATGGTCCTGGTCAGATGGAAATCAAGCCAGTGTTTGCTTGGCAAGTTTCAAATCATTCTTTGTTTCGTAAAGCATCTTACTTCTTGCATATGTCTGCTACTGTATGTGGATATGAGCAATACATGAAGAATCTTGGAATCAAAGAAGAAACATGTCAAATTATTGAAGTTGAAAATTCAATCCCTGTCAAGAATCGAGTCGTCAAAGTTATTCCGACCCAGAAAGTTTCTGGGAACTATGACATTGATAAGCTAGCAAAGAACATTGACATGTTGATTGGGATGAATAAAGGAATGAATGGAATCATTCACACTGTTTCGTTCAAGTTAGCAAACGAAATCAAAGATCGATCGAAGTACGCTCATAAGATGATTGTTTCTGGTGATCGAAGTGATATCCTCGAATTCTTGGATCCATCGAACAAAGGTAACATCGTTCTGAGTCCTTCTATCGTCAAGGGATATGACTTTAAAGGAGACATGTCCAGATTTCAGATTATTGCAAAGGTTCCGTTTGCATTTCTTGGAGATCCTCTAGTTGCTCTGAACGCTAAAGAAAGACCTGATTGGTATGCTCGTAAAGCAATTCTTTCATTGGTTCAGAGTTGTGGACGATCTATTCGGGGTGTTGATGATTGGGCGAATACATACATCATTGATACAAATTTTCTTCGATTGATTCGAGACAATCATGATATCTTCCCTGATTGGTTCGTTGAATCGCTTGAAATCGTTCAATAATATATCAGAATGTTCTTGACTTTTGATTTATTACGTGTAAAATAAGGATACCATGACAACAGCAAATGAACTATCAAAACTCATCAAACAATATGAATTGGTCATAACAGAACGGATCATGTCCTCTAGCTTCCAACAAATTTCTTCCATGAAAGAATCCGGATATTTTAGTTCGATGAATCCAAGGATAGAAAAAGCAAACAAGCATCTGAAAAAATTGTCTGAACAATACGAAAATCTTACACAAGAAATCAAATGTAAGTTACAATATGCTATGGAAGACTATCTGATTTCTGTTGGCTGTTGCAAAATTTCAGAACAATGGGAAATTACTCTTGATGGATATAAACAGCGTGTCGACTGCATTGGAATTTCTTATTTTTATTCCGACATGGAGTCTGGCATGGCTAGACTTACCATCGGAAACGGATCGCAGACATATAACTTCAAAATTTTAGATAAATTCATTCGTTTTGAAACCGATAACTGTATGTATTGAAAGATTACCATGAGCATCATCAGAGCAATTGAAAAAGCGTATCAAAAAGCAAAAGAACGAAAGTATGATAAGATCTACTTCTCGATTGATTTGCATGACACGATCATCAAAGGCAACTATGTAAATGGAACCTATGATTTCATCAATGATGATGTTAAGCGATGTTTGCAAATGCTATCCAGATTTGATGAAGTTGTTCTGATTCTTTGGTCTTCTCTATTGGAAGAAGGAAAAGAAGATATCAGGACTTTCTTGGAATTCCATGGGATTTATTTTGATTACATCAATTGTAATCCAGACGAAGAAAATACTTTTTACGCAGATTTTTCACAGAAGTTTTACTTTTCTGTACTGATAGACGATAAGGCAGGCTTTGATCCTGATTATGACTGGCATTCTATTATGATTTGGTATCAGAATCGTGTAGCAGATGTTGATTTTATATTTTAATTGGAGCTGATTATGATGAATAAAGAAATTAAGACTAAGTGGCTCGCTGCTCTCCGTTCCGGCGAATACAAGCAGGGGATGGGAGCTCTGCATAACATTGCAGAAGATTCTTATTGCTGTTTGGGTGTTCTTTGTGATATCTATGCAAAAGAACACCAAGAATCGGAAAATGTTAGACGACCGCATCCTGATAGTGGTGAGACTGAAATGTTCTATGACGAATCAGCTGTAGCACCTGATTTGATTGTATCGTGGGCTGGAATCCAAGACGGAAATCCTTATATCAAAGTTGATAATAAATATAATCGTTCAGTTCGGCAACTGAACGATAACGGAAAAACGTTTGAAGAAATCGCAGACATCATCGAAGAACAGCTATGATTTATTTTGTTGAAATGTTTGATGGGAATAAATATAAAGTTGAATCGGGTCATTGGATGGACATGCTTGGATTTAAAACATCGCATCAAGCAACATTCGTTTTTGATACATACTACAAACAAATTTTGAAAGATCGATTCTTTATGCCATTTGATAAGTTCTTGGAAAAGCTCCATTCTTTTGATAAAGTTCCATTCGTAACGAAAGACCAACTAGATATTTTATATGCCGATGTATGATTTTCATTGCCATTCATGTGGCAACCAATTTGAGAAGATCGTAAGTTACGATATTTCTCAACTCCCTATCCAATGTCCAGATTGTGAAAAATTTGATTCTCACAGACAACCATCAGCACCTCTTCTGGGAGATTCTGATAGAATGTTTGCTCAAAAGAAGACGTCATCGGGATGGAAGGAAGTTCTCAGAAAGATCCATAAAGGATCACCAGGAAGTCGAATGACAGAAACGTCTTCGATTGATTTTAGTTCAAAAGAATAATAAGGAAATAAATGTCCCAATTTGATGAAATGTCCCGTTTAAATGTTGTTCTGAATCGAGCAACTGCTTTGGCCCAAGAAGATGATAATTTTCGTCAGCATTTCTTGGATCATCTGAATATTCTCTTTGATAATCTTTTTGAAGACGACATTCTAGGGACGGAAGGTCAGAATGATCCACGCGGAGATCAACGAGATGGTGAATTTACTATGACTAACATTCAAGGATATGACGAATGAGCTTTGCAAAGACTTTTGAAACAGCTAAACATGGTCAGATTCTTCTGGTCATTCAAAGCAACGATGAGACAGGTAATCCACAAATCCAGTGGTCCGTGGAACCTCCAGAACTTGGAGTTTGTACGATGCGAATTGACCTCGAAAATTCTCAGCAAGGTTGGAATGCTGCAGACAAATATCTAGCGGATGCGACAACCGAGCATGCTTACGAAGTCGCAGAAGAGATGTTTGATGAACTTCTAAAACCTGGGATTATAATCGCAAAATGAAGAAAATTGTAGTATCTATTCTTTTTGCTTTTTCTTCATCTTGCTTTGCTCAATTGGATCCTCTTGTAGATTATCGGATGGGCGAGATTGTTTCTAGGAATTCATCTGGCACAATCATCCGATCACAATCTGTTCTGAGAAAATTCCAACAAACATATCCATGTCCAGCAACAGGAGCCAAGATCGGAACATGTCCTGGATGGGCGATTGATCATGTTATTCCTCTTGCATGCGGAGGCAGAGATGTTGTATACAATATGCAATGGCTACCAGCTACAATCAAGTCTTCATCTGATTCGGATAACAAAGACAGATTTGAGAGGAAGGTTTATGGCGGCCATCAAATGTCCAAAGGATGTCCATAAATGGATCCGATTTCTGAGAAATATCTTTCCATGATAGATCCAATTTCGTGGAGACGTGATTTAAACATCAATCCGATTAGCATATGCATTGGATTAAATCGACATATCGAATTGAATGAAGTATATCATGTTCGTGACATCACATCATATCCAACTAACGATGAAAATGAACAAGAAAAAATCCACAAAATTTTGGAAATTCCAAAGATCCAACATTCCACAAATCATTATCTTGGATCTGGATCCGTTGATATAAACCATTTCTTATGGGAACATCATAAACACGGATCGCCGATTCCCAATCATATAAAGAATCATATTAAAGCAATCGATTCCGATATGAAAGATAGAATTTTGTTAGATCATCCAATCAAATTGTATTCTGGTTTAATAGAGTCTCCTGCTTCCATTTCTGCGATGCATTGGAATTCAACAAGACCTAAAAAGATAATTCATATCCCATCATACATATCAACTAGCACTGATTTTAACACAGCGGCTAGATTTACTCAAAATGATGAGAAATCAGAACATCATGAATCCGATCATCATGGAATTGTGATGTCTCATGCTAGACATGTGATAGAATTAAACTTTCCTAAAATGATTCATAATGCTGCATCTGTTAAAAATCATTCTGGAGCTAATGAAGACGAAGTTCTTCTTGGTCGAGATCATGAATTTGAATTGCATCCTAGACCATATAAAATTGAAGGATATGCTGATCCAGTTTATCTATGGAAAGCATATCATGCTCCTTGTCAGAAACTAAAGAAAGAAATAAAGTAATAGAACTAAGTACCGAATGAAGAAAAAACTAATCCTTCACCGTTGACCAAGGCGCGATTTCTCGAAAGGGACTTCGCGCCTTTTTGTTATGTTTTCTACAACTCAAACCATAGGAACCATAGAATGACCAGACGTGCTACACCTCGCCGCAAAGACAACATTGTTCAACTTATCCAGAATGATGTTGATGCTGCTAGAAATGGTCCGCAGAAAAGGAAGACATTTTCTGCTCTTGATATGTATGATATCAAGCCTCTTACAGAAAATCAGGAAAAAGTTTTTGAATTGTTTGATCCAGAGCCAGACACTGGATTGATCTTAGAAGGATGTCCAGGAACAGGAAAAACATTCCTTGCTGTTTATATCGCATTGAAATTTATCCTGGATAAATCAACTCCATTCAAGAAATTGATCATTGTTCGTTCTACTGTACCGACAAGAGATATGGGTTTCCTCAAGGGCACCGAAGAAGAAAAATTTGCTCCTTATGAACGTCCATATATGGCTCTATTTGATTCCATTTTCAAAGTCAAGAAGTCATATGAAAATATGAAAGAGCTTGGTTTGGTTCAATTTGAATCAACTGCTTTCCTCAGAGGAAATACGTTTGACGATGCAATCGTTCTCTTTGATGAATTTCAGAATAGCACATATGAAGAATTCTCAACTGTAGCTTCTCGTATTGGGACGAACTCGAAGTTCGTCGTTTCTGGTGATACACATCAAAGCGATCTACAAAAAGCATGTGACCTTTCTGGAAATCAAAAGTTCCTGAAAGTCATGAAAGCAATGGGATCTAATGATTATGTTCGTTTTGCTCCAGAAGATATCGTAAGATCTGGATATGTGAAAGATCTTATCTTGACTCAAATCAAGCTCGGGTATCTGTAAGAAGTGATCCAGGCTGTTTGATTTCATGTCATAAGTACAACGACACCTCCCAAAGAAATCAAACAGCCCTGGACATGTTTTAACGTGTCGATGAGGTAGTCTTATCCAAGATGGAACAATCATGACACTTACTAAAGATCAAATCACAAATTCTGCTAAGTCAGTCGGCTTAGATTATGCAACCGTTGCAGCTATAGCATCAGTTGAATCATCTGGTGCTGGATTCGACACAAAGACAAATTTTCCAATCATCTTGTTCGAAGGACATAAGTTCAGTAAATTCACAAATGGAAGATTCGACAAGACAAATCCAACAATCTCTTATCCTGTTTGGACTAAGCAATTCTATGCCAAGGATCAAACAGGAGAACAAGCTAGGTTACAGACTGCAATTGCTCTAGATAGAAATGCTGCACTTCAATCGACATCTTTTGGAATGTTTCAAATCATGGGATTCAATTATGGATACTGTGGATGCAAAGATGTTCAAGATTTTGTTAACAAAATGTGCGTATCCGAACAATCTCAATTGGATCTTTTCTTGAAATTTATCTCTGCTAGAGGTATGATTCCATATCTTAAAGCAAAAGCATGGGATAAATTTGCATCAAGTTACAATGGTCCATCTTATAAACAAAACAACTATGATATCAAGTTAGCAAATGCTTACTTGAAATTCAGTAAAGAAGTATAAAGATTGATAATCCAACATAACACTTCGAAGGGAAGATTCTATGAAACGCCTCATGGACTTTTCCCTTCTGTCACAACAGTTCTTTCATCTCTTCCAAGTCCAGAGTTAGATGCATGGAGAGAAAGAGTCGGAAGAGAACAAGCAGATTTAATTTCCAAGAGAGCAACTGATAGAGGATCTCGACTTCATGCATACTGCGAGAGCATTCTGAAGAAAGAAGAACCAAAGAAGCTTGATATCTTTGATAAAGCAGGATTCAAAGGAATCGATGCAGTTCTATCCAGAATCAAGCCAATAGCAATCGAACAATTCTCTTATTCTTTGGAATTGGAAGTTGCTGGATCGATGGATTGTTTTTGTAAGCTGGATAAGAAGTTGTGTGTTCTGGACTTCAAGACAGCTAGTAGAGAAAAATTCAACGGAGAGTTTGATTCTTATTGGATACAGACATATGCATATGCAAATATGCTAAAAGATAGGCATGGGATAGAAGTAGAAGATCTGTGTATTGTAATGCAATTTGATGGCGATACAAGAATTTTCTGGGAGAAAGCTTCTAACTGGAAAGATAAATTTAAGACAATCAGAGATCAATTCACTTATAACGAGCAGGAGATAAAAGATGAAATTCAAAAAAATAAATGATCACTTCTTTCCAGGTAAAGAGGACATCAATCAATCTTACATCTATTTGCACGGCGAGATAGATCACGAATCGACATCCCCTATCATAGAAGGGATCATTGCTTCAAATTTAGAAAATGATTGCGATTGTAAAGATCCAGAAGAATGTGATTGCGAAGAAAAAGAAGACGTGATAAATTTGCTGATATGCTCTCCTGGAGGAGATGCAACAGCAGCTCTTTCTTTGATTGCAGTGATTGAAGCTTCTGAAATTCCTATTCGAACAATTTCACTAGGCGAGTGTGGATCAGCAGCTTTGATGATCTTTATTTCTGGACATCAAAGAGTGTTGACACCATACACATCAATTCTGAGTCATCAATTCTGGTCTGGTACAGAAGGATCGTTTTCTGGTCTTCAATCTGCAATGGTAGAGTTCAACAACTATCATGAAAAGATTGTAAAGCTCTACACAGATAAAACTGGACTTGATCGTAAGTATGTTGAGAAGTACCTTCTGAAAGATACAGATTCATGGCTTACACCAGATCAAGCATTGGATCACAAACTTGCAGACATTATGTGTGATTTAAAATAAAAGGAAATAAAATGTCAAATACAAATACAGAAAAACAAGTCTTAGATCCAACAAATCTAATTCCGCTTAAAGCAACGGTTCCATCTACATTTGCATCCCTGCCCTCCCTTCAATCAGCCCTCCCCGCAGCAAGCAATGCAGGGAGTGTGCAGAATGTGGGTGCTCAGCCTTATATGGCTGTTAATGGGGCTTGGGTGCCTGTTCTGGCTCCCGGAACTGCCAGCGTGTGCGCCGACATCATCTCCCGCTATGAAGTGGCTAAGGGCAACAATGCCCGGGTGAATGCGTTTATTCCATCCGCTGCCGGTGCGCCTGCTGCGAATGCAGTGGG